ATTCGAGTTAGATCAGAATCAATTATCTAGCCTCCAATTTATTACCGACTGGAACGGTCGGGGTATGTTACTTTGTGATACTGGTTGTCGAGGGAGAGAAGTTGCTCTGGCCAACATGTGGCTTCGAGGGGGAAAGACCTTGATTCTATCACAGCCAAAGTATTATCACCAGTGGGCAGAGTTGGTTCAAAATATTTACCCTGAAGCGAAGATCAGCGTTTTTGGCAATCCCAGATACAACGAGAAATCGAGAACCTTTCCCAAGGGAACTGAATTCAAAGAAGCACCAGAAGTCGATGCTGATGTCTTCATTACCAGTTATGGAAGCCTGATCTGGCATAATCTTCTCACTTTGTCTGATATCAATCAAACGATTATCGAAGAACTGGATCATGCAGGAGCCATCAATTACAAATGGGAGGATAGCGTCAAGGGTGTATTCCATGAAGTCCCGGCGCCCTTATTCATCCAAGATATCAACCAACTTCCTCAGAACGCTGGTAGGAGCAACCTCGCCAGTCTACAGGCCAACGATAGCAAGGCTCTACAATTCGTTGGTGATGTCATAACTTCTCTGGCATGGGCAGGTATCAGGAGTATGGGAATTCTCACAAGCGGTTTCAAGAGCAAGGAAATAGAGGACTATCTTGCTGAGCGAGGCTACATGGGTTCAGACACTCTGAGTCTTTTAAGCCTGTTTGGAGTGTCCAGTCATCTTCTAGATGATCCCAAGGGCCACAAGGCCCCCATAGTTTTCCATGACAGCACAATAAAAGATCTGATCCGATCAAAGAAGTCGAGGTCTGACTCAGGCCTTCGTAGAATGATCGACCGCGAGCGCGAACTAGAGCAGAATACAGGGCTATCAATCGAGCAAACGGTACAGAATGCCTTGAATGGCATCAGGCCCTCTATGGCCCTTATAGGGCAGTTGCAGACGACTCAGTGGGCCAACCTAAAGTCCCAGCATCTGAAGTCGATTCATTTTCAATTGACCAACAAGTTGACCAAGAGCTTGTTCCTGACGTCAAACCCAGATCTGAAGCGAAGCTTGCATTTGAATTTTGGAATCTTGTTGGAAGACCTATCAACATCCAACGATGCTAATTTCACTGTAGGGCGCTACGTTTATCCCACCCTGACGCACCCGTTGAACACTGATCAATGGACTTCAGTAGTAACCGGGAGACCTCTAAACAACCTCATTGTCTCGATTGATGATCTGATCCTACAGCCAAGTTTGCTCAAGGTAAGCAACTTTCTGTTTGTGGCAGATCCGCCCTGTAGTCAGGACTATTGGAATGCGATCAAGGAGGCTTCATGTGTAACTGGGACTAGGTTGGTCAATGGAATCATCCTTGATTCTTTTGAGGAAATTATCTTCAAAAATCTTCTGTAAATCCCCCGTTTTTCAATAAATACTGGAGCGGAAACTACCTCCAGTTTATAGACATAACCCTACTGGACTCCGTATAATCAGGAGGATAGTAGGGTTTTCCTATGACCCCAAAACAGAACATAACGAGGGTCTAAATGACAATCAAAAAATGTAAACTCATCATCAGAGATGAGGTTAATGCCCAATTCGAAGGCTTGGATCCTAAGACTCGTCGTGATTGCAACGCGGCACTCAAGTTTTTCATCCATGCTGCTCGCCATATGCCAGCCTTCAAGCTAGGTCGCTGGGATGGTTGTGTGAGTTTTTTCGCCATCAATGGTAATACCCATGTCAACCTTTTGGATAAGGTTCTGGACATTATCATATCCGCTGGTTACGAAATTGAGTTAGAAGATCACAGGGTTTCAAGAGTCTTTGAATTCCCATATGTGGATGAAGACTACATTTCTATCAATGCACCAAATCCAGTATGGCCAGTTGGCCACCCCGCCGCCGGTGAGCCAATTTATCTACGTGATTATCAGGTAGATATCATACGAGCGTTCCTTGAAAACCCTCAGAGTATTCAGGAGATTGCAACTGGTGCGGGCAAAACCTTGCTGACTGCGACCTTGAGTCATCTGTGCGAAGCCCACGGACGAACAATCGTCATTGTTCCCAACAAGAGTCTAGTTGATCAGACTGAAGCTGATTACAAAAATCTAGGTCTAGACGTCGGCGTCTATTATGGTGACCGAAAGGACTATAACAGGACCCACACTATCTGCACCTGGCAAAGTCTAGCCATCATGGATAAGAATTCCAAGAAGCAGACTCTCAAACCAACTCAGCAAGATATTGATACGTTCACCAAAGATGTTGTGGCGGTAATGGTGGATGAGACTCACATGGCAAAGGCCGATCAGCTAAAAAGTCTCCTTTGTGGACCCTTTGCCAATGTGCCTATTCGCTGGGGACTAACCGGAACGGTTCCCAAGGAAGAACATGAGTTTACCAGTATTTTAGCTAGCCTTGGTCCAGTCGTAAATAGACTTGCCGCCAGTGAACTCATGGAGAAGGGTATCTTGAGCAATCTTCAAATTGATATTCTTCAGCTTATGGATAGTTTGGAATTCGAAAGCTTCCATGAAGAAAACAACTTCCTAGTAACTGATCCCAATCATCTAGACTGGATCAGTGAGTTCGTTGAAAAGACAGCACTTACCGGGAATACGCTGGTTCTTATCAACCGAATCGAGACTGGTAAGCAGTTGGCTGAACGAATCCCAGAAGCAACCTTTGTCTATGGTAGCAGCAAGGCCAAAGACCGCCAAGAGGCATATGATGATATTGGTCAGGGAACTAATCAAATCGTTATTGCCAGTTATGGCGTGGCCGCGGTTGGAATCAACATCCCTCGTATCTTCAACTTGGTATTGGTTGAACCTGGTAAGAGCTTTGTGCGCGTTATCCAGTCAATCGGCCGTGGTATCAGAAAAGCCAAGGACAAAGACTTCGTTCAGGTGTATGACATTGCCTCCACCTGTAAGTTCAGTGCCAAGCACGTAACTGAACGAAAGAAAACATATAAAGCTGCCAACTATCCCTACAAGGTAGTAAAGGTGGACTATCTCAAGGAACTTTCCTAATGCGTATTTTGACTACCGATAATACTACCTTTGAAATGAACAATATCCCTGACGAAGTTGAGGATATTCGATATTGCGTCTTGGATTACAGTGATCAAAAGAACGTAGACTATCTATTCATTCCCCTCCTATTCCTGGAAAGTTTCAATAGTCCAGCGGTCGATCTACGACTTGGAAAGTATAGAATCCAAATGCCAATGGATTGGAGTATCGTTATTGGTGATAAGAGTTCAGGTGAGGTTGAAATCATCCCATTGAAGCAGATCAACGATCGCGCCTTTGATGCGTTTTCCATCAATCCAATAAATGGATATCTTCCCCACTTTCATGATATCGAAATCATGAACGTATTCCCTGATGTGAAGTGGTATTTCCCCAAACTCAAATACGGGCATATTCTGGCCGCTCCTCTAAGCGATGATCCCTCTCCTCTTTGTTGTTTCTTTGTCAAAGATACTAACAAGATTCCTGAATCTCTTGATATAACTCAGCTGGTGTAATGGGCAAACTGATTAAACTTCCTGGACTATTCCAATCTACCCCTAGTAGAAATGATCTAGTGGAAGATGCTACCGAACTCGTTATGAAAGAAATCCAATCAGTTTTTGAAGAGCAGGATTTCAAAATTGGCCGACTCTGGATTTGGCATCGTGACATACGAGACTACTTTTGGAAAGAAGAGTTCAAGTTGGAAAATTCCAACTTCAAAGAACAAGATGTTCATCGCTGGAAGAAATACTGGCGGGACAAGGCTCTGAAATATATCCAGAGCAAGCGTATTGGATAAATTGACGAGAAGTCAGCGAACACGCTAGGGTTGAGCATGGACACCAAAGTTACTATTGCTCAACCCTATCCTGTCTTGTGGTCAAGACCGAGCCGTGAAGACGATATTGACATCGTAGAATGGATTAAAACCAATGTGATTGGAAAACACGAGATCATTGTTCTTGGAACTGGTGCCAAGAAGGTGATCATCAGATCGAATAAAGCAGATGTATCAATCTTCAAAGATGAAGATTGTCTATTTTTGTTCGAGAGCCCGCGTGATGCTCTTTTGTTCAAGCTAACCTGGGGAGGGCGATGATGCCAGCAAAGAAAACAACCGGCAGAAAGCCCGGCACTGAAAAGAAGCCATCTCTAGATATCAAAGATGAAATGCTCTATTCAGATTACAAGGTGTTTGATTGGCTAGAAAGTCAAACTCCCGAAATGGCTAAAACCTTCAGCCCTCTGGTAGCCATGAAATGGCAGAGCGTTATTCAAACACCCACATCATATGATCACAATTGCGTTCATGCGTCAGAGGAAGAAAAAGCCGAATATATCACCACAGTCAATGAAGTGGTGAATCAAGGCTTTTGGGATCTAAGCAAATTCCCAGATCTACAGTGGCGTCTGATGTGTGCTGCGGGGCTTGGTAAGCCATTCAAACATGGTTGGATTCCGCTGGCGGCTTCCAAGAAGAAAATTGGTAAAATTGATGCGGTTCTCCTGGAACTTCACCCACAGCTGAACGATCAAGAACTGGGTTTACTAAAAGAGAAATTCACTAGGGAATCCTTCAAACAGCTTTTGCTCGACATGGGTAAACCAGATACTGAAATCAAACCTCTCATGGAAGAATTCAAAAAGATCAATGGTTGAAATGGTACAGTCAAAGCAAAAAGTCCAATCAAAAGCTTCTTCACCAGTTGATACTGGATTTGATTGCGAGTTCTGCAAAAAGAGTTTCACCCGTGAAAGCTCACTGATCAACCATATGTGTGAGCGCAAGCGCCGATGGTTGTGGAGAGATGAGCGATATATTCGTATCGGATTTATGGCATTCCAAAAGTTCTATCAACTTAGCTTGAAGTCCAAAAAGCTGAAGACATATGAAGAATTCATGGAGAGCAAATACTTTACTGCCTTTACCAAGTTTGGTCGTCACATTGAAAACATAGTGGCGATAGATCCAAACGGGTTCACTGAGTTCTTGATCAAAGGTAACGTCAAGTTGGATGATTGGGTCAACGAGATCTGGTATGAATCATGGACTAGAGAGTTGGCAAAGAAAGAAGATCCCATGAAAGCCGTCGAGCGCAACATCCTTCTGATGGAACAATGGGGTCGTGAGTATGATGAAAATTGGGTAGACTTCTTTCGTAAGGTCCCACCCAGTCAAGCTACTTTGTGGATTAGAAAGGGCCGGATATCACCCTGGTTACTCTACTCAGGGGTGGGTCAACCTTTATTTGACAGAATGAGCGACGAACAGCTAGGATTAGTCAAAGAATGGATCAACCCAATGTTCTGGTTACCCAAAATTAGGGATAACCAGGAAGAGGTTGAGCAGATCAGGCAAATCTTAACAGAAGCAGGTGTATAATGTCATACTTGAAACACCCTAGGAACGGCTTGCCACCAGTTCAGAATACTGGTCCTCTCAACGTCCTAGACGAATACGCCTCTATGTCGACAATTAATGCAAAGCCCTATGTTCTCACGGTTGATGAGGAAAGGCAACGGGACGAATATCGTCGGGAAAAGGAACTCAGAGATGCAACTCATAGGGAAAAGCTAGAAGCCCTCAAGACATTGTTTCCGCGCGGTTATCCTGTGATACCCAATCTAGATATTATGCTAGATATTGCGAGAGCCGATCAGCTCAACCCTCTTTATGAAAAAGTCCTCAAGGAATTTGAAGAAGCTCAGAGTGCTTTGCACCGCGCTGCTAATAAGTTGGCTAGTGCGGTAAAGCTCACCGATAGTGGAACAATTGAGGAAAAAGTCAAAAAGGTAGAATTGAATTCTGGCTTTGGAACTATTCAAAGCCCCAATTGGTACACCACAGTTGTCGCTAGTTCTGGTGGTGTTGGAACCACTATGACCGGCCCAATACCTGGCCCAATGGGTCCCACTGGCCCAATGGGTGCGCCAGGGCCCAGAGGCCCTAAGGGTGACAAGGGTGATCCTGGTCGAGACGGTGATGTCTCATTTCAGAGCTTGAAGCGTTGGTTCAGGAGTCTATTTTCATGAAACTTACCAAAGTCAACATGGACCGTAATCGAGAAGACATGGTCGACTTTGCCCGCAATTCAGGAAACCCGTTCTATAGGGAATCACTGTCTAACTATGACACCGCTCAAGCGGTTTTTGAACTTGCGCGGGCCGAACGTGATGCGGCTTTCCATAAGCTTGCAATGCAGATCAAGCTCGCAGATGCCGATGAATACATCAAAGTGGGTCTTGACTGGGACGAAATGGAGAATATGGACGGCGGTGAGAAGATTGCTTACTTGATCAAAAAGGGAAAATATCGCATCGGACATACCCAAGCCTGTAAAGTTGGCGTGGTCTCAAGATACTAAATATCAGATGAATGACCTCTCCCACTTGAATTCAATGTATGGCGGTAGCATTTACCGCGATAACAAGGTTGAAAAGCCAACCGCGCCAGTTTCTGCTTCCAAGATGGCCAGTCGGGTCATGGGAGGCATGAAGGCGCAAAACAGTCACACCAAGACCGTAGAGATTGATGGTGAGCTTCATAGCTTCCCCAAAGCTGAATATGTCTCCCAACTAGAGATTCAACTCAGAGAAGCGCGGAACAAGATCCGAGATCTTGAAACCAAACAACAGCGACTTATCAAAGCCAACAATCGTATCATGGATAAGATCCGACAGATAGAAATCGATTTGGCTAACAAAATTGACTTGAGGAACTGATACCCAGTAAACTGGTGGTATGGCCAGTTACAACATTGACAATACGATGGATCATCAAATGACCATCTTCTCACCCTATGATAATGATCCTCTGAAGTTTCGTTTCTTCTTTCAGCCTGGTAACCCGGCAAGTGAGGAGTTCAAGAAATGGTTTGAGGATCATGGTGTCCGTTACACTGTATTTGAACAGAACTACATAGGTGGAGTTCAGGAAGCCTGTGTATGGTTTAACGATAGACCTGATATGGCCGTCTTGTTCAAGCTGAGGTTCGGATAATGGGTAAGTTTGTCCCCGACGTTGATATTGACTTTGCTAACCGTGACCACGCTTTGGAAGGTCTTGTACACGTCCCTGCGACACGCATAGAGCGCGACGATCTACGAAAGCATGTCGTGGGTGTCTACTTTCAAGCCATCCCTCAAGACCCCTTAACGGGCTGGGCAAGTATCCCATATGAGCAAGCCGAACAACGAGGATACTTCAAGGTCGATTTCTTGAATCTGAATGTTTACAAACAGGTAAGAGATGAAGATCACTTGAATGATCTCTTGTCCAGAGAACCAATGTGGGAACTCCTGGACGATCCCGAGGTTGTTGATCAATTGTTCCAACTTGGTGGAGTAATTGATGGGATACCTACCAGTGATCTAATCAGCGCCTATAAGCCAAGATCAATCATGGATTTGGCAATATTTCTTGCCCTGATACGACCCAGCAAAAAACATCTGATTGGTAGAGAATGGCACGAAATCAAGGAGGAAATCTGGGTAGCCACTGATGATGGTCAATACGGGTTCAAGAAGGCTCACGCGATATCATACGCTCATGTGATTGTGGTTCAGTTAAACTTGTTGGTAGAACAGGCGAGTGAATAGTCTAGTGTCTAGACAGTATCAAACGGTTATTACGAATCGACCAGAGGGTCCATACCTTGAGGTAGATATTGTTTCCATACAACACCTCAGAGAACACTCTCTATTCCTGATCAAGCTTTGTAGCTTGCGCCCAGATGAACTTTCAATGAACGCAGGAAGGTTTCAATTTTTCTCACAGGAAAAACAGAACTTTCAAGTTGATATTCCTACCAAAAACTTCGAATCAGTTTTTGAGGATCATGTAAATTGGATAGGTCAAAATGTCCAACACCCTTGGAATTTTTCGGTGGATATTCCACATTTAGGAATGGATGTTGATTGCTTTCTAAACTGGTCTTTTGAGAGATTAGATGATGCACTGAGATTCAGACTGACGTTCTAATCCTGCTTTCGGACCAGTTGTATCTGACGACGCTTTACCCTCTTGACCATTACAGTGTCCAGGCTGACACATGGTCCTTGTAAGATCTCAAAATCACTGGTAATGAATGTTTTGAGATAGGGACGGAAAACTGCCCATCTGTCCTTTAGGGTTACGTTAATTGGCATCTGTCGGTTAGTTTCCCACCACCACTCGTCACCTAACTCCAGAAACAGCTTTTTGTGAGCCTCGTCAGGTAGTGAGTTATAGATATAGATAGAGGTTATCTGACTATCTGAGTTCCCCACTATGCCAAGATACTCTTGGTCTAGATATTTGCCTAGTGTCAAAAAGGGGAAATTTTCTAATTGGGGCAACACGTTAGGTGGACCTACACTCTCTAATAAATACTGGATATTTAGTCCAGCCGTTTTGGGCATTCTCAGGGGTCAACATGACTGTCTTTCTCATTAGTAAGAAGCGAAGAGTTGAACTCACTCTAAGAGATCTTGGTGGCACTGTAAATTGGAACCTTCCCATGAACATAAATGACTTTCGCGTCTTCAAAGACGTTCAGAACACTATTGAGTTTGTGGTGCGAAATACTGATCGGAAGCCGATCAATATGATGGATCGCAATGCTGAGATTATCCTGTATGATCACAGATTGGAAAAGGAACTGTGGCGTAAGCCCTTGAGAATCATAAATGAAGCCAAGGGTATCTGTCAGGTTGACATTGAGCCTGATGTTACTTCTGATTGGTTTCTACAGACCTATAGCTACCAGGTAACTGTAACTGATCCCGACGGATCATTGCATCTCCTGTATGTTGATGCAAATGAGTCACAGCGAGGATTCTTTGAACTCCTACAGGGGCCTAGGTTTGCCCCAAGACCAGGAGTCACAGTAGTCTACGAAGATCTTTCAATCGTAGCCCAACAGCCCTCGGATGGTAGAATTGCCTTCAGGGTTACTTCAGCTATACCTGGTTCACTACAAACTGATACACCAAGTGGTATTCACACATTAGCGGCATATTTCGACAATTTCAGCGGCAGGATCGAAATCGAAGGATCAGTTGATGATGGGGTTCCTGCTGACGAGAGTTGGTATCAAATCCAAAGCCATACTTTTAATCGAGAGACTTCAACCCGGGGGTTTACCTTTGAATCTAACCTAATGTGGTGGAGAGTTCGTATCTTCAACGAAAACGATCAAGATCCTGACGGCCTCCCTCCTCTGGAAGAGGAATTGGGTAAAGTATCAAAACTGGTGTTTAGAAATTGACTCTCGACCCTGGTTTAGCCTAGAGTGGTTAAACCCAGATAAAATGAGAGGCCCATAATGCCCGGAATTGATTATTCCAAGAGATATCGTGACTATGCGCGATTTACTCCTGCTATTTCAGAAATGTATGTTCGCTATGTCAATGCGGAAAGTCCCAAGCGCGAACCTCCCATTCCCCGTGAGGAATTGAACTTCTTCAATCCCAATAGCAGCTTGTTCTATCTTCCCAGCGCACTGTATTCAGCTGGACAGGCAGCAAAGAGCAGCGGTATCGCTGAGCGAAAAGACATGGTAACTGGTCGCGATCGTGGCCCAACGACCGTTCTGGGTGACTCTGGTGGTTTCCAGATTCAAACTGGTGCTATCAAGTTTGAGGGTGACAAGACTCGTGAACGCATGATGCGCTGGATGGAAGCCAACTGTGATTGGTCAATGATCCTTGACTTCCCAACTGGTGGTATTCAGATTGGTAACATCGATCAGCACCTCGCCAGACTCGAGTCGCCACTGGATCCAAATCTAGTAGATTCAGGAAACAAGCAGGCCTTGGATGACTTGATTACCAAAAATGGTGGCAATGTCAACAACCCCAATGATCGTCTGTTCTACGCCTGCATGTTACAGACTCTCATCAATAACGATTACTTTGTAAAGCACAGGGTTCCTGGGGCAACTAAGTTCTTGAATGTGGTCCAGGGGCGCAATGCCACTGAATCAAAGATTTGGTATGAGAACGTCAAACACTATCCTTTTGAGGGTTGGTCACTGGCTTCTCACCATAAAGAAAACTTCGAGATGTCTCTGGGACGAATCATCAATATGCGTGATGATAATGTTCTGTCTGATCGTGACTGGATGCACTTCCTTGGTGTTGGTAAGTTCCAGCACGGATGTGTTTACACCACAATCCAACGCCAAGTTCGCGAACAAATCAACCCCAACTTTACAATTAGCTATGATGTGAGCTCACCCTTTACACTGGCAGCATATGGTAAGGT